TTTATATAATACTTAAATATTAGTATATTAAATTAATTATGTTTGAAAAAAAAAAAATAACAAATATAGTTTTTAGTGGTGCATGTACTAAAATATTTTTGTTCATTGGATTTTTAAAATATATTAATGAACACTACCCATATATTCTAGATAGTTTAATTAATTATTGTGGTACATCATCAGGGTCATTAATAGCGAGTGGTCTTGCTTTGGGGTTTTCTATTGAAGAAATGGAAGAATTATTAATAAAATTAGATTTTACACAATTCAAAGATATCGATAGTGATAGTATTTTAACATTTTTTGATAATTGTGGTTTAGATAATTGTGGACAATTTGAAAAACTATTTAGAATCATGATAAAGAAAAAAGTTGGTGATGAGAATATAAACTTTAATGATTTATATTTGAAAACAAAAAAAAATCTAATAATTGTAGCAACAAATTTGAATAAAAGACAAGCTTCTTATTTTTCACATGTTAATACACCATATGTAAAAGTTGTTGATGCTATAATTGCTTCTATTAGTTTACCTATACTATATTATCCTAAAAAGATAGATGGGGAATTATATTTAGATGGTGGAATAACGAAACATTTTCCTATAGATTATTTTAAAGATTCTAAGGATGAAACTATAGGAGCTTTAGTAATGTCTAATGATAGTTATAATGATTTGAAAGATTTTTCACAAATAATTTATAGTGTTGTATTTTGTGGTATTGAAAATCAGTGTAAAGAAATTATTAAGGAATATCAAAAATATAAGAATATTGTAATTATGGATAATGAAATAAATTCAACTGACTTTGCTATTAATAAAGAAACAAAGATAAAAACTATTAATGATGGATATAGTCAAACTGAGATTTTCTTTAAAAAAAATATTTGATATTTAATATTTGATTAATATTTACTTTTAATAGTAAATACTTTAAACTTTAAACTTTAAACTTTAAAAGTAAATACTTAAAGTAAACCATTTATAATTATTATAAATGAATAGTAGTAATAATAGAGCATTTTTAGACGAACTAATTACAACTAGTAATAATTTTAGATTAAAGAAAAATATGAAAGATTTGAATACTTCTCAAACTGTCAAAGCAGAAAAGAAAAGGAAACAATCCGACGAATATATTAATTTAAACCAACAAGACTATGAAGTATTAAAAAAAGTTTATAGGCAAAATTGTATAATTGAAAATAATACAGAAATATTAAAAAAAGTTGAACATAAAAATAATGATGGATTAGTTACTATTTACAAAATAGTTGATTCAAATTACAATAATATATTAAGAAATACAAAAGGATTATTTTATTTGGGTGGTTTTGTTGTTTTATCACAAATTATAATTACTGCTATCAATGACTACTTAATGTTAAGTGTTTTTAATTAAATTAAAACTAAATAAAAAAGAATAAAAAATATTTAATTATTTTTTACTAAATTGTTAAGTGAGTTTACGTTAATGGCTTCATTTAATTCAGTTTTTTCTTCGCCATTTACTAAGTATACAGTTGGGTAAGCTCTAACATTGAATTTCTTTGAGTTCTTTTTCTTCTTCACAATTAACTTCTTTAACATTTACGTGTTTGTTGTTTTTCTTGAATTCTTGTATCTTTGGCTTAGCGGTTTTGCAGTGTGGGCACCAGTCTACATAGAAAAAGTAAACTGTAGGTCTTTCGCTGAAACCTTCATTGTTTTGTCTAATGTAGTAAACAACTAAGACAACTAAGATAACAAGTAATACTAAAATTACAATATTTTCTGATGATTTTGACATATTTTTAATACTTTTTACAACATCATTATTTGATAATGAAAGTTTTTTCATTGAACCTCTTGAACTTCCTCTCTTTGACATTTATAATATAATAAAATAAAAAAAAAATAAAAGAGAAAATTAAATACTTTAAAAAAAAAATTAATTAATTAATTAATTGCGTGTGTTAATGTGTAATTTCTTACTAATTTATTATATTGTTTTATATCTGTTCTATATATTTTAGCAATACTAGAATTTAATGGGTCTTTTTCATTTGGATCAGTAAGAAGTGAACATATAGATAATAATACCTTTGATATATTTAAAACTGGACTCCAACTTGTACTTAATATATCTAAACATATACTTCCTTGATTATTAATATTAGGATGTAATATTTTAGTTTTAAATTTAATATGTGGTGGTTTAAAAGGATAATTAGGTGGAAATGTAATTGTTAATTTAAATACACCTCCACTATATGGGGAATTGCTAGGTCCTATAATAGTTCCTTCCCAATTATATAAATTATTTTCATTTATAGGTCCAGCACTGCAATTACATGGTGGGTCACTTTCAATTACTTCTTTTTCAAATTTTAGTCTTTTTAAAACCTTAGACATAAGTTATTTCAATATTAAATAATTTAGTAGATAAATATTTAAGTATATAAATATAATTTTTAGTATAAATTTAAATATTTATTTTTAATAAATAATTTAATAATAAATATTAAATATTAGTATGGATCGTAAAATATCAATATTAGAAAATGTATCAAAAGAAATTATAAATTTATTTTTAAAAAAAGACGAATATTGTAATAAATATTTTTCATTTTATTTTGATGAAAAAAACAATGATACTAAAAAAATAAAAAAGTATAGTGAGTTTGACCAAATACCTGAAAATAAATTTACACATATTTTATATTTTATGGAAAGGAAATATGAATTTACTTTGGATATTATTAAAAAATATTCTTTACTGGTTAAAAATATTCAGAGTTTTGATATAGATATATTAGTATTAATATTAAAAAGTGTAGAATTACAACATGATATATTGAGAATAAAAAGTATAAGTATTGATAAATTTGAATCAAAAAATGAATATGAAAAATTTATAGTAGATAATATTTATTATAATTTAGAAGATTATTCAAATTTACTTGATAAATTTTATATAAATAAATCACAAAAAGAATTAATATTTAATATATTTATATTTGTATATAACTATTCTGTATATTACTCCATAGATAAATTAAAAAATTATGTTTATGTAAAAAATTGATTTTTTTTATTTTCAAATTGTAAAATAATTTACAAGCTAAGAATCCATAAATCAATAAACAATCATGGTCAAAACTCTTGGAATCCTGGTTGATAGTTCAGGTTCAATGATGGACATGGACCCTTCCGAAACTGTACAATCACTTAATAAAAATATTCAAAAAATCGCTGACGATAACACATCGATTTTTGTAGCACGTTTTTCCGATGATTATGAAATATTCATTAAAAATAAAAAGAAAAACGACGTTAAAATCAAAGAAACAGATATTACACCTGATGGTTTGACTGCTCTTTATGATGGAATTAAATATATTTGTAATGATATTTCAGAATCCTGTGGTAAATATAGTGAAAATAATAAAGAAACTACTGTAATTATTCTAACAGATGGTTTAGAGAATTCTTCACAATTTGCTAGTCATAGTGATGTTAGAAATATTTTGATTGAAAAACAGAAACTTGGATGGAACTTTGTATTTTTGGGAGCTAATCAAGATGCAATTATTACTGGGAAAAATCTTGGAATTAATCAATCTTCATGTTGTACTTATAGTGCCACTCCAGGTGGGTTGACTTCTGCTTTGAATTGTACATCACATGCAATTAATAGATATGAAACAATGGGTGAGCAAAATATTGAATTTACACAAGCAGAAAGAGTTGAAAGTGCTAGTTTTTCAAATGTTATCTAAAATAATTATGAGATTTTGTAATATCTTAGTTAAAAATTAAATAATGGTTAAAAGTAAATAATGGTTAAAATTAAATAATGGTTAAAATTAAATAATGATTAAAATTAAATAATGATTAAAATTAAATAATCATTTTTAATTACTTAGTAAATTGTTTAATAAATTTTTTGTTGTTATTAAATTAGTTGGATTGTTAACTATAATTAAATCATAATTTAATATTAAAATTTTTTTTTCAAGTGTGTTTTCAGAATCATGATAGCAAATTTTTAGTTTGTTTTCAAATATATATTCATGTTGTTTTGTTATAAAACCAATAATTCGTTCTTTCTGTTTATAATGATTTAATAATTTAAGTCTAATATTTTGGAATTCTGGTGTAGAAATGTTGTCATATATTAAATGCTCTAAATTTGGGTCATATGTTAATTTAGGTAATAATTCTTCAATATTTATTAAATTAATAATAAAATTATTATAATTTTTTTTAGAATTAATACAAACTTCTTTTATATTTGTCATAATTTTATGATCCATTTTATCAATAATAATAATGTTATGGTGAATTAGTAATTTTATTATTGAAGATATATTATTTGGATACTTATTTAAATTTATTTTTATTAATGAAATATGTGGACATACGTAGTCTAATGTTTTTATAAAATCTTTAATTTCTAGATTTTCTATTAAATTTGTATCAAATATAATTTTACTTTTTAATGGCATATTCTTTAAATTTATTTCTCGGTTTGAATAGTCCAAATTACTATGAATTATTTTAAAATTATCAATATATTTTTCATAACTTAATATTTTTTGGGTATATAATAACGATAAAATATATATTGTATCAAGAAAGTAATAGTTTTTTATATTAATATTTTTAATTAAACCATATTTTACTAGGAAAAATATATTATTTACATTATAACCTCTAAACTTTAGCTTACTATTTTCAGATAATCCATAGTTTTCTTTTATTAATAGTATTTCAGATTTTAAATTATCATCTGAGTTGTGTGTAACAGTATTAGTATTGTTAATAATATTATTATAATTATATTTATAATATAATAGTGTACATATACTTTTTGATAGGTTATCTATTCCTAATAAATTATCAAAATTTATATTTTTGGATATATAGTCGTTAATTTGTTCTAAAAATAGATTTAATAAACTCTTATATAGAAATAATTTATTAAAATCAATATATAAAGGCGATATATCATTATTTTTTAAATTTATATTTTTAATAATTATTATTTCGTGTTTATATAGTCTATTTATTAATTCATCCATAGATTAAAGAGCAAACTAATTTTTTAAATGAAAATAATGATAAAAATTTAAAGAATAAAATTTTATTAGTATTATGTCTAAAATTAAGTTATTACACTCTTATTTGTATATAGAGAATACGAAAAATCTAAAAATTAGAAATAATAATATTTATGAGAACAAAAATGAATTTATTTGTGGATTGACTAATATTCCGTCTTTTAATAATAATGATGGAATAAAAATAATTTTAGAAAAAAACCTTCTAAAAAATAAACAATCAAAAAAGGTTGTTACTACATTTTATGAAAAAAACAATATAAAAGTTTATTTAGAATTTGATACTAAAAATAGTAACATTTTAAAACATAAAGAAAGATTTTTAAAATTATTGAGAAGCCATTATATTAATTACGTAAATATTGAAAGAAAATTATTTGATTGTTTATGTATTAATAAAAATTTTAATAGAAAATTAAACCAAAATTACGAAATTGAATTAAACAATCAAAATAATATTCAAATATATAATTTAAATGTTGATTTTGTTAATAATAGTATTAAAAAGTTAAAGGTAAATATGCACATACCTAAAAAAATAAATTTAAATTTTAGCATTATATATAGTGATTATTTATTAGGTACTATAAAAAAGATTTTAGATAATTTTTGTATTAATTACAATACTTTTAATAATAGTAATAATTTGAATAGTATTTTAGTTGTAACACCTAATAATAATATTAAACTTATTTGGCAAAATGCATTAAAATACGATTTAGATGATTTTTTACAAAATTTAAATTCAAATTCTTATTCTTTAAATATTATTTCAATTTCAGAAATCAATAAAATTAAAATATCTAATTATTCAAATATAATAGTATGTGATTTAGATTGTAAATATTTTAAACAATTATATCATTATAGTTGTAATAAGATATTATATATTTATACAAACTATGAGAATGAAACAATTAAAGATTTTTTGGAAAAATTTTATAATATTGTTACTGTAAATATAAATTATAATATTAGAGAAAATTTTAATATTACACAACAAACATTATATAATTATTCTAAATGTATAGTTTATCATAATTTTTATGATAAATTAGTAAAAGAAAAATCTATAAAAAAAGTTATTATAAAAACAAATGAAAAAATAAATCCATTATTAAAATATATAGATTTTGATATTAAAGATGATTTAAATAACGATATAAATAAAGATATAAATAATGATATAATTAATGATAATAAATATAAAAACAAAAAAAATAATTTATTACAACAATGTTCAATATGTTATGATAATTTTAATGAAGATGAGTTTATATATTTGGATTGTAATCATTGTTTTTGTAGAAATTGTATAACTAAAATCAATGAATATAACCTAAGTTGTTGTATATGTAGAAACAATATTAATAAATTAAAGAAAACAATATATGGAGATAGTATGTTTGATAGTAATAAATGGTATTACTTAGGTTCAACAATAAAAAAAATTATTAATGAAATAAAATATTATGATAATGATTGTATAACTTATTTAGAAGATGATGGATTATATCCTCTAATAAACAATATATTTTCTTTTTATATAAATAAAAAATTTAGATTGTTTACAAATAAAAATAATTTAGATATAGTTTTTAAAAATAAAATAAAAAATAATGATACTCTTAAATTTATTTATGTTAAGGATAAACAAAAAAATAATAGCATTACATGTAGTAATTTATGTATGAAACTAAAAAATTATTTTGAAAATATAAATTTATTACAATATGAATTTTGTATTTAAAAAAATAAAATTTTTTATTTATTCTATTTAAATTTATTTATTCTATTTAAATTTATTTATTCTATTTAAATTTATTTATTCTATTTAAATTTATTTATTCTATTTAAATTTATTTATTCTATTTAAATTTA